TCAGTTGTTGTATCAGTAAATTCATAGATATGAATTGTTGCTAACTGTTCAACTGTCTGAATCACTTGTGAAGCGATAGTTGTGTTTGCCGCAACGCCTGCCAACTCGATTGTGAAGAAGTCAAGTTTTGGACCTTGTGGCTGAACTGTTAAGGCTGAAGAAACTGCATTAACTGCGCCGGTTGTATAGTCTGGCTGATCAAGCCATAAAACTGGTTGAAAGTCACCATGTGTACGTGTAAATTGTGCCATTTTGTTTATTCCTTTAAGTTAGTTTGAACCCCGCAAGGTTCATACTATTATTTATGCCTGATTGAAAAAAACCAGGGTTTGATATCAACGGCCGGCTAGATTTTGGCGACTAAAGCCCATACGGTCTACAAATTTAAGACCTTGAGCAACGAAACCTTCTTGGGTTTCTGTTCCGTCTTGTAAGTAACCCTTAACAGGGCTAGACTTTGCAGCCTGATCTAACTGCTTTACAACATTCATTTTGAGATTGTAAATAGCGATCCATATAGTAAATGCCCCTAGTAACCCTTCAGCATTCTCAGCAAAGTGCTTATCTATCTTTGCTCTCATGCTATCTGTCATAGGTCTTGACGCAACGTAATCTTTAAAGCCATCAAGTAAATTGCTTAGATCACCTGACACTATACGCTTATTAATATATGTAGTGAATAATTGATTAAACGTATTACGTGCCTGAGGGGCAGTAGTCATCAACTGCTGTACTGCTCCTCCGTATTGGTTGATTGCTTTTTTGACTTCGTTCACTAGACCTGCATCTAGTTTAAGTTTAGGAGTTATAGGCATCTTACTAGGAACTATAGCGATATTGCTATTATTCTGTAACTTGCCTATAGTTCCGTTTAACGGAGTCGCTTGATCGGTTGAGGCAGCGTCAGCGGGTATGAATTGGTGTACTGCAATACCAGCAGTCTTACCCTTCATTAGTTTGCCAACTTCACTATTAGGATCCACTGTGTATGTGATACCATTAGGGTTAGCCCTAAAGGTATATACACCGTCTTTTTCTTCTAATGGTTGGCTAAACAATAAGTCGCCCCAATAGAATCCTTTACCTTTATCTGCCTTCTCAAGCCCAGGCCATATTTCAGCAATCAACTGGTGTAAACCTGTACGGTCTACTCCACGTGCCTGATCGTATTGAACAAACTGTTCGGGACTAAACACTTGTCTGCCCGTACCGTCTTTCTTATTAAACATATGTTTATCCATGATGGAAAACTTACCGTTTACCCCACGTCCAAATATCAATGCAGGATATCCATCCCACTTGATAGTAACTGTATCAGGTGTCTTAACAGTTTTCTGTATCGCATCTAATGCACGATTTGCACCTTGTAGGTCTCCTAAAAATACTAAATCTTCAGGATGATCTAAGTGGCCCTTGTCCTCAGTAACGATTTCTAGGGCACTAATCTTACGTGCTAATACTGATAGGCTTTCTGCTAAGTTCATCTGAATCTACGAATTTTAGTTTTTGATTCTGCTACTTTCTTTGCAGGTTCTGCTGTAGCAGGTCTATCAACGAATCCGGGTTTTTCTGCTGGAGCCGCACTAGGTGCTTTAGCATCAAGTCCTTGTGTAGGAGTACCTGTTGTCAATTCTTTCATTGTTTCAGCATAGAGTTTAGCATCCACGCCCTTAAGTCTAGCCATTGTACTCTTTACCAACTCAGCCATTTGATGACTATTCATAGCAGCCTGTGCTGGTTGAGCAGCCGCTTGTGATTGAGCAGCCGCTTGTGATTGAGCAGCCTGTGCTGGTTCGGCTGCCTTTTCTGCGCCTGCTGTAGCGGGCGCATCAGCGCCTTTACCTACAATATTTGCAGCACCTGCAGGAACATTACCCTTAGATACTGCATAACTTACTTGTGCTAATTTTTCTAACGCTGCCTGACCTCTGTCTTTACCGTAAGTTGCTTGTACTGCATCAATACCCTTATCAATAACTGCTTGATTTACAGCATAGTTGACACCCTTCATATACTGTGGGTACCATTGATTCTTTAAGTATTGAGAAATACTAATCTTACCAGTATCACCTGCTTCTAAAATGCTTTCGAAAATGTTATTAAGTTTTACATAACGTGATTCTACTATCATGTATTTCTTGCTAGTAGACTCTAACAACACTGATAATCCTAAATCAGTCCATGTCAAACCTGCACCTTCAATCAACATATTCAAGTAATAAATCTTCCAACCTTCTTTCAATCCTGCTGGGTTCAAGTCAAGACGTTGACCTGCACGTAGTTTCTGAATTGCGGCAGTTGCAAAATTAGGATCAGCATTTTTCTTTAATACATATTCCGCAGTCTTTAATGCGTTACCCCACTCAGGGTAATCTTTACGATCTGCCATAAAGTTAACTAATTCTTTAGTCAAAGCAATCTTTTGCGCCTTGTCAGTTACCTGACTTAATTGCTGTGACACACCCTTAACATAGTTATTTAAATTCTGTGTAGATTGTTGCTGTTGCTTGTACTTTCCTGTAGCCATGTTTGTGCCTGTTTTAGGCAACCCGCCGGCAGCAGGAGTAGTTGCAGTAGGAGCAGTAGGAGCAGTTGGTGCTGTTGCACCGGGTACAGTTGGTTCGGGCTTTACCCCTGCCGGGTTAACTGGAGTAGCAGTTTTAGGTTTAGCATTTCTTAATTTGGGGTCTACTAAACCACCCTCAATAGATGTTTCTAGTGAAGATATCGCATCACCTACGAAATCCTTAATGAACATATCCTGAGCCATTTGTTGCTGAAGTGTTTTACCACCTGCTTGGCCAGTCATTTTCTTAAGAGCGGCGGAACCGTAGTCTCCTATTAAACTGCTTAGTCTAAGTTCTTCAAGTTTTTTGAATTCATCTAGTTTCATGTGTTATTTCCTTAAGGATTTCGAAAATCTTTTTTGATCTTTACTTTTTATAGCACTAAGGAGTTTCTTTTCCAGCAGTTCCGCCTTTTCGGGGTCATATTTCCTATTGATTAATTCAATAAGATTAATGGCGCTGGTTATCACATTTAGAGCCCTGGATTCAATTACGTGATTGAAATCTCGGTTAGCCCCAATGGATTCTAATTCTTCCAATAGGCTTCTTGTTTTCTTTTGCATATGTTTAAGATCCTATTAGTATTTAGTCAAAACGATGACAATTCTATTTCTTTAAAGAATTCAATAATGACTTAAGTTTCGTACTTTGAATGTCGGCCACAACACGTTTTTCTTCAGGTTCTACTGTATTTTGTACTGTATCATTAACTGTACTCGTAGCCTTAATTTTATTCATTATGTCGTTGGCCGACGGCTGTGCGTGCCGTTGTCTTTCATGACCCTCAGGATCGGGGTCTGTGATACGCAATGTTTCAGTATTGAATTCAAGTTCAATCTTCTGACCTACACCCGAACTACTGCGTGTTTTCATTAACTGTAACTGATACTGGCCACGCTCACGCATGCTACGGCTAGTAAAAATACCAAAAACATTGTCCGCAGTATTAATCTTACTAATACCACCTGAGATATGACTGTGATCAAATTCAATTTCTTCAACGGCTGATCTGTTAAGTTGTGATGCTGTGACGAATAAGACATTTAATTCCTTTGCTAGATTTCTAAGTTCTTCAGATACATACTTATCCTTTACGAACAAGTCGCTTGGACTTACTTTTGCGCTGACTGGCATGATCAAATCAAGATAATCGATACATAAGAAATCAATTTTCATTCCTGTTTGTATCTGCAATTCTTTACAGTATGCTCTAATGTCATTAACTGTACTTTGTGCAGGGAGATACTTGATGCGTAACTTACCTGCCTTCTTAGCAACCATTTTAACTTTCATTTCAACATTATCAATGTCTTTGAAAATCTCACGACTACGAGTCTCAGTCATCATACTATCCAAACGCATACTACATAGTCCCTCACTCAACTCAAGTGTTATGTATACTCCATGCAATCCTGCTTGCACCCAGTTGACTGCTAAATTTTGCATGATCAAACTCTTACCAGATCCGCTGCCACCTGCAAAGATTTGTAGTTCGCCACGATTGAAACCACCATACAACTTCTGATCAAGTGTAGGCCAGCCTGTACTGTTCTGACCATTATTACTTTTCAATGCCATGAGTCTTGCTCTAGGATCAGCAAAGTAATCTGTTCCCATGTCCTTCTGTAGAGAAATCTGAACAGCATCTTTGATCAGTTTCTCTACAGGTCCATACTCGCCCTTCTCAAGATGATCAGCACTCTTAAGAATA